ACCCAACAGTTGAAATACCAAAATCGGGAGAAAAACCGACAAAGGAGAAAACAAAAAAATGGACAAAGCCAAAGCCTTAATCGCCTCATGGGCACGCTCATTCATGGCAGCAGCACTAGCCTTATACATGGCAGGTGTGACAGACCCAAAGACACTTGCAATGGCAGGTGTCGCAGCGATTGCACCAGTTGTTTTGCGCTGGTTAAATCCGCAGGATAAGAGTTTCGGGTTAACGGGGAAGTAGCCCGAAAACTCACCGCAGCAGGATTGGCTTGGGCACTTGCGCTAATCCTGACTGCGTGTGGGTATCAGGGTTGGACACGTTATGAGTGCCAAGAATATGAAAACTGGTCGAAGCCTAAGTGCCAAAAACCGCAATGCGTCCCCACTGGAACGTGTACTGACGACATACTTGGATTCTCAACACTACAGACCAACACGCCGTCGAACCCCTGAGGACGTCCACGCGCAGCTGATTTTGATAATTGGTTCAACACTTGCTGCGGTGTTTTTGATTGTTACCGTTGGCATAACTTACGCGCTCATTTTTGTCACTCAACCAATAGGCGCACAAGCACCTAACGACGCAGCCTTTATTGACCTATTGAAAACCCTGGCCATTTTCTTGACTGGTTCGCTGGGCGGTGTGCTTGCTGGAAACGGACTAAAATCCAAGGCAAAATCAGGTGACACGCCGACAAACACGCAAGGTTCTTGATTTGGCGCGCCTTATGCGTCACCCTGAGTGCAGGTGGTAGTCGTTACCACCAAGAATCGGGAGAATTCAAAATGGTCGTTGACTTATTAGACCCGCAGACATTGCGGGCTTTATTCCTAATCGGCGTGCTTTGCACCTTAGCCGCTGCCCTGGGTTATTCATGGGGACACAAAGACGGAAGCCGTGAAGGCTATACACGCGGGCGTGCAATTAGCCGTCACATCTCACAACAAAAAAGGGCGGTCAAATAAATGGGATTCCTGGATAATTACGAAGCGAGCCGTGAGCGTTTAGAACGCTGGAATCGCACCTACCCATTAGGACGCATTGAAGCCAGCATTGTTGAATTTAGTGCTGAGAAGGGTTATGTTCTCGTTGAAGCAAAGGCGTTTCGCCATGAAGACGATACGCGCCCAGCAGCGGTTGATTTTGCTTATGGCTACCAAGGCGCATACCAACAAAACATGAAGCGTTGGTTTGTCGAAGATACAGTCACTAGCGCAATCATGAGAGTGCAACAACTGGTCATGGGCGGTGCTGAACGAAGCACCAAAGAAATCATGGAACAGGTCGAAAAGACCTCAGCAAAGGTTGCAAATACTGACAAGGACTATGACTACTGGACAACCAAATTTGGTGACGTGCCAAGTTACAAGACTGAAGAAGACATGGAAGCAGCTGGTGTTCCAACTTTGGCTTCAGGGGTTAAAGAGATTGCAAAGCAACTGGGCGGTGAATTGGTTGCTGAAGCCCCACAATGCCGTCATGGCCACCGTGTTTTCCGCAGTGGAAACAGTGCCAAGACTGGGAAAGACTGGGCAAATTATTCATGCGTAGGACGCAAGCCTGACCAATGCGACCCAGTGTGGCTAGTGCTTACCAGCGACGGAACATGGAAGCCACAAGTATGACAAAGCCACGCTTAATCAAAATACTTGTGTGCATTGAAATTGTCTTGGTTTTGCTACTGATTGGGGTTGCATTTCTATGAGCGATTATTGGGAAGTAATACAAGTCAAAACAATGACGGGCAAACTCATGTGCGAAGGTGAAGTGGTTGCTGAATACAAAGTTGAGCAATGCGACAAGTGTTCAAGCATTGTTAAATTTGACGAATTTGGCTATCAAAAAGGCTATGGCAATGAAAAGATTATTTGGTTTTGTGCGGGTTGCCGTTGAAAATGACCTTAACGCGTGAGGAAGAATTTACGTGCCACGACGCAGCAATACATTTGGCAAAGGCAAACACGGATTATTGGCAAACGAGGTCAGGCGGTTACTCAACAGAGAAATCACTTCATGACCTGATTGCACAAGACGCGCAAAGTATCGGCAGCGAATGGGTCGTTGCCAAATACCTAAACGTTGATTTTAATCCATTTGAGCAAAAGGGCAAAACGAAGGCTGACGTAGGTTCACACTTTGAAGTGCGCTGGACTAAGTACGTGTCAGGGCAGCTGATAATTCACGAATACGACCGCACTGACGACGTGGCAATCCTGGTCACTGGTGAATCACCGCATTTCTTCATTGCTGGTTGGATTCCCATTGCTATGGCTAAACGTCCTAAGTACCGACACAGTAAGCAACCCAACTGGTGGGTTACGCAAATCAACTTGCAACCTATTGAGAACCTTAGGAGAAGCAACTATGGACACAGTTCAGTTTGAGTGCAGGAAATGCAAAAAGGTAACGAAGCAAGTAATCCACAAGGTGACGGACAATCTTCCCAATGGTGTGGAAGTGATTCAATGCACCAAGTGCGAAGTCATGGGGGTTGCACAGATAGGGACTTCACATGCCAGTCTATGAGTTTAAATGCACGGTGTGCCAAATCAGTGTTGAGGTGGATAAGTCAATCCACGACGAACGCAACCCAATCTGTTGCAACCAAAACATGAGCCGCACCTACTCAACTTTCGGCATATCCTTTAAAGGCACGGGCTGGGGTGGGCAATGAGCGAACGCCTTGACATGGATTTCGGTCACGACTTGATAGACAATGGGACGTCGGACGACTATTACACGCCGCCGTTTATCTTTCAGGGCTTAAACGTTGAATTTGATATGGACGTTGCTGCACCACCCCACGGCGCACCTTGGATACCTGCAAAAAGGTCATTGACCATTATTGACGACGGTTTGACAACGCCTTGGGTGGGTCGTGTTTGGTGCAATCCACCTTATTCAAATGTTACGCCATGGGCAAAAAAACTTATTTCACATAACAATGGCATTGCACTGGTACAAATGGCAAAATCTGCGTGGTTTAATTTGGTGTGGGAAAAAGCAAGCGGTGCATTGCCGTTGCAACCCAATTTGAAATTTATTAAATCAAACGGCGAAGCAGCTTCAATTTTAATGCCAGTCATATTGTTTGCGTTTGGTGAATCAAACCGTGACGTGTTAATCAACAGTGGATTGGGGCACGTTAGATGAATAGTTATCCACAGGCGTTATCCACAACCGTGCAAAACTTGTGGGACACGCCCAAGGCCATGCGTAAGTTATCAACTTCCTTGACAGTCGCGGTACGCTGGTTTCGCTTGAAGCGAGCCGCTGAGGCGGATTGCTCGCAAGGGCGTAATCGGCTAATGGGACGGGTCTATTTCATTTCGGCATTGCTTTCAATAACAAGCATTTCAAATGCAAATGCAGCTAACTATTCAATAGACCATTTGAAGTTATATGCACATTCTAGGATTCTTGATTACAAGGAATTCCAATGCTTCAACAAGATAATTACAAAGGAATCACGTTGGTCATACACTGCACGCAATGGCAGTCATTACGGCTTAGGGCAAATGCGGTCAAAGCATTATCGTGACCTTGACCCATTTAGACAGATTGACGCAACGCTTCGCTATGTCACAATTCGTTATCAAACACCGTGCAAAGCATGGGCGTTTCATCAGCAAAGGAACTACTACTAATGGCCAGTGCATTGAAAGACAATGGCAGCACAAGCCAATGGCGCAAGATACGTCAACGCATACTTCAGCGCGACGGACATACTTGCCAGCACTGCGGTATGGAAGGCAATTCGGTTGACCATATAACGCCACGAAGCCTTGGTGGTAGTGATGAGGACTGGAACTTGCAGACATTGTGCATTTCATGCAATTCAACCAAAGGGGGGCGGTTTTTTAATAGCCCAGCGACACCCCTGACCCTTCCTGTTTTAAATTCCCCCAAAAACGGCTCAAGAAGCCACGAAAATGACTGAGAAGGTCATAACAGGTCACCAACCGACCCAAGAAGCCTCAAACGGGCTTCAAACGGTTTTGGGTAGGGACGCAGAAGGGCAAAACGCCTTATTTGGCGTTCAAACGCCTAGAATCCACACGCCATTGAACGATTTACCCTCACGCGGGGGTGAATTGGTTGATTTAGCCAGCAGCCTGGGCATTGAACTTTTAGAATGGCAGAAATTTGCGCTTATCCACACGCACAAAGTCAAGCCTGACGGTCGGTGGGCTACGCCAGTAAATACAATCGTCGTCGCACGTCAAAACGGAAAATCATTTTTGCAGCTGATAAGAATTTTGGGTGGCCTTTTCCTATGGGAAGAAAACTTGCAGATTGGTTCGGCGCACCGCTTGTCCACATCACTTGAGCAATTTAGGGCAATGGTTCAGATTATTGAAAAGAATGATTCACTGGCAAAGCAGGTCAAGAAGATTCGCTGGCAACACGGCGGTGAGGAAATTGAAACAATGGCGGGCAATCGCTTTATTGTGCGTGCGGGTGGTTCGGCTGCCCGTGGTGTTTCCCGACCTTCGACAATTCACCTGGACGAATTGCGCGAAATGACTGATATTGAAAGTTTTGCCTCATTGCGATACACCCTCATGGCTGCGGCCAACCCCATGGTCATGGCGTACACAAATGCAGGCGATTCTTCTTCCGTAGTGCTGAACCAATTTCGGGACAGGGCATTGGCGAGCATTGCGGGGGTCGAAGACGACATTGGGTACTTTGAATGGTCAGCACCAACGGACGAAATAAGCGTTGAAAATGCACGGCACTCAAATCCGTCCATGGGCACACTGATTCATGCTGACAATATAAAATCCGTGCTGAATGACCCACCTGACGTCGTAATGACTGAAGTGTTGTGTCGTTGGGTTGTGGCGATAAATAGCGCGGTGGATTCGGCCAGTTGGGGCAATTGCCTGGACAAGACCGTTGACCTTTACCCTGACAAACTTACCTGGTTAGCAATTGACCTTTCGCCTGATAGACGCCATGCAAGTTTAGTTGGGGCGCAAAAACTTGGCGACGAAAAGTTTGTGGTCAAATTACTGCACACCTGGACAAATGAGTTGCAATTGGACGATAAAGCCATTGCCAACGAATTGGCAGACTATGCCCGCAGGTATCCGACCGAATACGTGCTTTACAGTCGAAAGACCAGTGGCGCGGTTGCTGCGCGTCTTGCACCTGCTGGGATTCCCGTTTATGACATGGACGTTAGTTACCCGCAGGCGTGCGACGAAATGTTGTCGGCAATTAACTCAGGCCGTTTGCGTCACAAGGGGCAAAGCCAACTATCTGAAGAAGTCTTAGCTGCGGTTCAATTGCGTCGTGGTGACGGCGGCTGGGTAATTGGACGCAGGGCGTCACAGTCGGTCGTTTGCGGGGCGGTGGCAGTTTCGCTCGTTTCCCACTTCGCGACACGCCCGGAGAATGACCTTGACATAATGGTGGGGTAATCGTATAAGCCTGACACAATTCGGGCATGGGATTTTTCGATTTGTTCACGCCACGGGTTGCAGCTGCCGTTCCAGTTGCACCCTTGGACGTTGACGCTTCACTAGCACCTTACTTTACTGAAAATAATAATTTTTATTTTTACGGAATTCAAAGTGCCAACCGCGCTGAAGCAATGAGCGTTCCAACAGTTGCGCGCGCGCTTGGAATCATTCAAACGATTTCTTCACTACCAATGCACACACGAAATGAAGCAACAGGTGAGAAGGTCACGCAACCACGCGTGATTAACCAACCTGACCCACGAATCCCAGGTTCAACCTTTTGGGCGTGGATAATTTCTGATTTGTTCTTCCATAACGCCGCTTATGGCTATGTAATGGAAAGATACGCAGATACGGGCAAAATTCGTGCAATGGAACGCGTTGCACCTGAACGCGTGTCAATTACAACAAACGCCAATGGAACAGAGATAGATTCCTACGAAATTGACGGCACACCAATTGACCCGACAAATTTAGTTGTTTTTCCAAATACGCAAGAAGGTTTGCTTGCCCGCGCAGGTCGCACAATCAAGGCGGCAGCTGCGCTCGAAAAGGCTTCAATGAATTTTGCCAACGAACCAATTCCACAAATGGTTTTGAAATCAAATGGCACATCACTTCCAGCAGATAGAGTTGCAAAGTTATTGTCTTCATGGCGTACCGCGCGAAGCAACAAATCAACGGCTTTTCTTAATGCTGACGTTACCCTGGAAACAATTGGATATGACCCAAAGAATTTGCAGCTAAATGAAGCACGCAATTACGTTGCACTAGAATTAAGCCGTGCTTGCGGTTTGCCAGCGTACTTTACTGATTCACAACAATCCACGTTCACGTATTCCAACGCTTTGGACAAGAGGCGCGACCTCGTGGACTTTGCTTTCAGAAATTACATGTCCATTATTGAACAAAGGTTATCTTTTGCGGATTTCACCCCTGCTGGAAATCGCGTGTTGTTTGATTTAGACGATTTCTTGCGCGGCAATCCTTATGAGCGCGCGCAAGTCTATGAAATCTTAAATCGTATCGGCGCAATGTCGGTCGAAGAAATACGCGAGGAAGAAGACATGCTGCTATGAAAAAAGTAATCACACCAATTGCAATCAC